ATTTATATCCTTATCTGTTGCCTTCTCCATGTGTATATTTCCCCCTTAATAGCTCACCTTTATAAATTCTTTAATGCTATTATATCAAACATACATTCGCATTTCAATTTGAATTTTTACTTTATCTACCTATAATGTTATTGTAATCTTGGTTCATAGCTCCTACCACAATACTTTCCACAAATAAAAATTTTTTTACGACAAAAAATAACAAAGCCTGGCTTTAGGATAACTTATAAAAGACCTGAAGTTTATTTAATAGTTTATATGGTGATATGTTATTGTCAAAACAATAATCTTGAGACGATTATTTAACTAATCTTATCTGAATTGCTTCTATTCTCCTACTCTCTCCCAAGGTACCACATATGTCCCCATTAGCTATCCAATCCGTCCATCCAATATCTTGAATATGTGTCCTATACTCTATACCGTATTCGTTATCGCCTTCTAATCTGATTTTCACAGCCTCAAGTCGTAGTTCCTGCCCTATTGTTCCTATGCTTTCACCACTGTTTCTAGGTGCTTGCCAACCACGATTTTGTACATATCCTTCAAAAACAATATTCCCCTCTAAATTTTCAAGTTGAATAACAAGAGCTTCTAGCCTTAATCCTTGCCCCACTGTACCTGCATAATTATCTGAATTTGATATTACGGAATTTTGCCATCCAATATCTTGGACATACCCCTGATAATTAATTACTGGCGCAGGTGTTTCAGTATGTGCAACTAATGCATCTGCAATTGCTTTAGCTACAGCCTTATACCCAATATTTAAGTAATGCAATGCATCCTCAGTATCTGTAAAACAAATTTCTACAAGCATTGATTTTGCCTTTGTTTTTCTTATTACGTATAGTCCCGTTCCATTTTTTACTCCCCTGTTTATAAATCCAAGTGAGGAGATACTTTCACATACATCTAATGCATCTTGATATTGTCTTCCCTGGTAGGTGTATACCTCAACCCCTCTTCCACCACCTGCATTGAAATGGGTTGAAATAAACCAATCCATTTCATTGTTATTTGCTTTTTGTACTATCAAATCAAGTGCTTCACTTTGAGAGCTAGCATAATCTATTGTACAATCTATTACTTTTAAGCCTCTTTGAGCTAGTAAAGCTCTTAGCTCTGTACCTACTAACCTTGTATGCTGGCTTTCTATTATATAACCAACTGCACCACTTCCTGGTCCCTGTATTGTATGTCCGTCATTTATACCTATAACATACATTATTTATCACTTCCTTTTGTTTCTTTTTTTTGTCCTTCTCTAAGCTGCACTAATGCATCTGTAATTTGTTTTGGTATTGGTAAGCCTAGTTGTGTGCAATTTTCAAGCACTGATATTCCCTCATTTGCTACGTAAAAGTAACATACTATAGTTCTAAAGATCCAGCTACCTGTATTCAATAATCTATCTATCATTACTGATACTATGAGAACTACGAATATCACTGCTTTTCTTGCTATGCCTTTAAAGCCTACTTCGGAGCTTAGTTGTTTGTTTACAAAGCCCTTAAGTATTCCTGTACAATAATCCATTACCATAAAGCATATAAGCACCTGAATTGCTAGATCCCACTTACCAAAGACCCAAGTGAAAGCCGTTCCTACTAAGGCTGCCATTGTGTTAATTATATTTTTCATCCTTGCATCCATTCCTTTCTCTTCACTTAAGGAGTAAAATCCAAAAACTATTGTAACTTTAACCTTGTAAGTGAAGTATTTTTTTATTTTGCTCTAAACATAAGCATCAACGCTAAGCAAAATAAAATAAGCGGTTACTCCAGTTATGAGCAACCGCTTATTTTTTTATTTTTCTTTACATATAAAATTTGAAATATTAAACCATCAAGATAAAATAAAAAGACCTTATCAGTCTTATGTTTTATCTTGGTGGGTTATTAAGTTGTTGGGTTGTAGATTTCTATTGTGACACATAGTCAATACCAGTAATCTGTTGATATTCATTTGATGTGATTTTGTTCTTTACCACAAAAACCTTCAACGAGTCACTGTCGTAGTATCCAGCCTTAAAATAATCGGAACATATCTTAAACCAATCCATATTACATCAAACCTCCCATTATTAATGCCAAAATCATTTGGGCATTTTGCGATTTAAGTTCAAAAATCTCTTCATTTGCAGTTAATGGTCTGTCTAAATATTCATAATACAAATCACCACTTACTGGGTTTCGATATAATATTGCATCTTTACCTGTTGGAGTTTCTGCTATAGGTAACTTGTCTACTAGATAACCTATAGTTAATAACTCTTCTTCTGTCTTTCCTAGTGTTTCAGAATCACCATTTATATAGTTAACTCTATTGTTTGTATCTACTTTAATAAATATCATCATATTATTCCTCCTCTATATTAGTGTGTAGCCTACATCAATTTGATAGGCATAAAAAAGATACTGACCATAACTTCGCTGAATAAACCCAAAAACATTTACATTTCCATCAAGGCTCTTGTTGTCATAGCCTTCACCATTATCAGTCGTAGTTGTCCAATATTGTACGCTTGCATCAGAACTTTGAATATATCTGGATAATGTTGGTGCATTATAGCTGCCTGTAAGATAAAACAATCCGTTTTTAGTTGGTAATAAATCAGACGCCATGCCAACTGATGTTGCTTTTATCAAATTTAATGAGTTATTTATTATTGTATAAATAAATATATTACCTATAAAGTAAGGAAAATCATTAGGTCTAATGACTAAGTATAGTGTACCTTTATATGATTCTATAGCTATTACCCTATCATTTGAAGTACCAAATGTGCCATGGCTAACGAGATTTGATAAAGTACTAGTGTCTAATGATGCAACGCCTCTTAATGTTGCTTTATTAGGAAAATAAATTCTACCATTGTCTATAGTTGCAGGTGTAGAATAACTTATTGTTCCATTAGAATATGAAATGCCTATCACCCCTATAGCCCTAATCACTTCCAAGCCCGTCATCTTATTTATTTTTATTATGTCTCCATTTTTCACTCCATAGATATAAGAATCGTCAAATATATTCTTATTTAAAGTAACTCCAAGTAGTGCTGGATTACTCCATACCAATGATCCATCTAATTTATATTTACGCAAGCCTAACGAGTTACTTGAGGCATACAAAAATCCACCATTATACCTTAATCCAGTATTTACGTCACCTATATTGGTTACGAAAGATGTAATACGGGCTGGAGTAATCTTCATTAAGTATCCAGAATAATTACAATAATATATATTTTTAGCATCATCGACACAGCAATATGCTACATCTGTCCCTTTAGCCAATGATCCACTTACGATATAATTATACGAAGAGAACTGCTTCATATCCAATTCCCCGATATTATCGCCTACTCCATATTGAAGCTTGTTTCCAATAATTCCATTAATATTTACATCTTTTCTTACATTATCAGCAGTTAATTGTGATAAATCTATCGTACCTACTAAACCAGTATCATTATCATTGCTGAAAGTATACCCCGCTAGTACCTTATCAGCAGTTACATTTCCTTCGGCACTAGCTTTGATAAAAAAACAGCTACTTGTTGCATTATACCAAACAGTATAAGCCTTTCCAGAAATAATATTAGGAGCAGTTGTTGTATTAGGTTTGTATATTGGTTTTCCATTTATTGTTGTAGCAGTACCATTATTATTAGCACTAGCAATAAATGTTTTTGAAAATCCAGTTACGAGAGTTATTCCTGTCAATGTTATTGCTATTCCAGTTCCACCTGCTGTTTGAAACTTCGGAACTTCTGCCAATGACGAATTAATTTCTTCTATCTCTTTTATAATTTTTGGTTTTTCTAATGTCATGAAAACAACCCCTTTCAACATAAAAAACAGTACAAATTATTAACTATAACCGTTAGATTTTTTGTACTATTTTTATTTTTATTAATTTGATACACCTTAGTTTCCTATTGTGTCTTAAACTTCAGCTGTATGTTCTAAAATATAATTTTCTACAGCTGCCCTGTAATCTGTATTAGTTATATCGTCTATAACATACACTTTACCGGTCTTTGGGTTAATGCCCCCGCTCATTATTCTTTCTGCTGCAATTCTTACCACTATTGGATTTATTGCTGTAACTGCCATTATAATATTCCCCCTTCTGCCGCATCCGCAGCTAATAATAATTGATTTTCTAAGTTTATTATTTGTTGTTGCTCTGCTGTAAGTGGAACGACTATATCCTCTGTTATAAGTGTCTTAGTTGTCACGTCTACAGCTATTAGCCTTTTTCCGTTAAGCTCTCCGAATTGTGTTTCTATGAAGGGCAAACCGTCGGGCGGAGTGTGTGGTAATATGTCCCCTTCTGCGTCGCATGTGTTTACCCAAACTTTACCGCTGTTATCATAAACTATTAAACTTCCTCTTTGCATTTTTCATTCCCCCCTTTTACTCATAGGCTGCCCAGTTACCCGCGTATAAGCTGTAAGCGGAGTATAGCGAAAAACTGCCGCTAGTTATAGCGATCACGTAAAAACTGGTATTTTTCGAGTTAGTTCCGTTACCCGTTAAGTTAGTCAGTGCCGCTGCTGTACAATACGTTGCGAATAGTGGTATAGAAGGTAAACTTATAACAACTACGGACGGTGTGAACCCTAATCCACTGATAGTCGTCGTACCTCCACCGTTTTCGGTTGTAAAAGTACCGCTAGCCTTTTTCTTAACAGGTATATTGCCTATAGCGTTATTTATAGTGTCAAATGTATCTGAAGCCTGCGCGGTTCCGCCTTTTGATGTAATTGTTGCCGCAAGCTTCGCCTTAACTGTAGCTAAAAACGTAGCCTGGGTATCACCTACAGCTTTCATAGCAGCGGCTATGTCGTCGGTAGTGGCTAAGCGCTTGTCAAAGGTGTACGTCCAGGTTATGCCGCCCATATCGACGGTTAACGTGTTAAGTCCTCCTGTAGCGTCTTTGTACTTACCGTACTTTATGGCGTCCCACTGTGCCTGGGTTAGCCCTACTATAAGCGATTGACCACTTGTTGCAGTTCTACTGTTCACAGTAACCCCGTTCACTTTTTCGGTTATCGTGGACATTGTGCCGTCGGTTGTAATAGTGTAGGTTAACACATTTGTTTTATCACTTTTTACGCCTATATCGCCCTCTGTAACTGATATTGTTGTGGTTGTCCATGTTCCGTAAAAGCCAACTTTTCCAGTATCCCGGTATATAAATAACGGGGCAGTAAACTGCATTATTTCACTCATAGTAGTCGGAAATGCACCCCCAGCACCTGTCGTACGGTTAGTTATCTGTGTTTGTACCCACGACACACCATTATTAACTGACTTTAATTGATAAATATTGTACGGTGCGGTAGCTTCGCCGACTTCTCTATGGAACAATATATGCAGCTCATTAGCTTTATTTACACAAATACTTGGGTATCCAATATCATAGTTCAATGTCGCATTTGTTATTCTCACTTGTGTACTCCAGGTTATACCACCATCGTCAGAATAAGCTACTCTTACGTTTTGCAAAGTGAGCGAGCTATCTACACCTGTCCAAGTCACCCATATACGCCCATTAGCTAACCCGTTTATTGATTGCGGTACAAATATAGCGCAAGGGTTTGCCTGTGGGTAATCAATTAAGCTATATATATTGTGACCGGTAAAGGTTGTGCAGTTAGTAGTTGTGTAAGACGCAATTTGCTTAGTACTGTCAAATTGATAGCCTACCATTATAACGGGCATATTGTTTGCATTTACACAAATTGAAACACCTCGGTCAGCTTGTCGACCTGTAGAATTTTCGCTACTTACTTGTACTACACTTCCCCAAGTTACACTTCCGTCTGCGTTTATGGTACCTTTTGCGTATCTAATGTTGTAACTATTAGGGTACGTTGCATTTTTACTTGACCAACACGCGTGTAGCTCTGTTTGTGCCTCGTTTATTGCTAAGGAGCATCCGGATACTGATGTCTGATTGGAGTCAACTGTACTAAAAGCTTGTTGGTTTGTATTTGTAACCGTTGCAGCGTCAAAGTAAATGAAACGGGAATGATACGAAGTATAATCCTGTAGTAATACGTAAACTTTTGTCCCAGCGCTTGTTATGGCTATGTTATTCCCTGTAAAGTTTGAAGAGTTCTGAGTGTAGCATAACTGTGTCCATGTTGCGCCATTATCTTTTGATATATAAAAGATATATTTAGTATTTATATAGTCGTGAACCACCGATACCAACCACTCATTATTTAATTTAACTAGTTTCCTACCACCATTGCTGCCAATATTATACGCACTAGCAACGACGGTTATATCACTTCTTACAGGCATTTAAAGCCCCCCTTTACATTCCTAAAATATTATTTGTACTTGTAATTAACGAAGATACATCAACTCCCTCACCCTGTAATATAAAATTTCCGGTGGTCTCATTGTATCTAAAGGTGTAGATACCTCCAGTCTTTAAATTAGTAACATCATTTCCTGTTGATGTCTTTAATCCTTTAGCTCCTAATGAATTTATATTTAAAGTTGCCGTTCCTGTGGAATCTACATTTATCTTAACCGTAATACCCATACCATCCACATAAGCAGTAGGCACAGGATTTAAAGTTGCTATATAAGTATTTGCTGAACCTGTGGTAACTGCAAATGCTGGATGCTTCACATAATCTGCCAAAGACGTCTCTAATCCAGTTACTTTGTTGATTTTATCTCTTAGGTCCTGTGTTAGTTTGTAACTATTTACTGTATCATTTTGCAGCAATCCACCATCAACCAAGGTTTCTGATGGGAGTGTTGTAGATTTATTTATTTGATAGTCAATTATTTCTCCCATTTCTAGATTGAAACCCAAGGTTACTTCACTACCATTTAATGAATAATTAATGTCCTTTTCTAACATAATTCCATTATAATTTAAAATCAGTACATCCTTTGTTGGACTAAATATATCCTCAGGAATCATAAATTTATTTGTTATCTGAGTGGCGGTATATTTACCGTTTTTTATAATTGATACATTATTAATTTTATCTGCTAAAGATAAACTAACCTCACTTATTTTTCTATCCACATTGTCATTTAAATTTTTAAGCTGTATATCCATGGCATCAGTATTGTAATTAATATCATCAATATTGACCACATCATTTCCTTCTGGTTTTTTAAAGCCATAATTTGTTGTAACTTGCAATTATACCCCTCCTTTATTCGTAAGACTTTAATTCATTCCAGGTTTTCAACTTTGAAGTGCTCCAATTTAAAGAAGCATCCTTTAAGAAGCTCCAAACGGTATACTTATATTCAAAGCTATAAATTAAATGAGCAGGCTTTAATAGTTCTATAGCTTCTATTAAACCTGCCATATTATTAGGTATACCAAAAACACCTATAAATTTAATTACAAATCTATATTCATTAGGATACTCTATTATCTCTGCTTCCGAGTTAGTAAAAGTTCTAACCACATTTTTGATCATCCCTTTAGTAACCGTTCCTGCACCTCTTAGCTTAGCTATTATATTTTCTCTTCTAAACTCATAGCTTTTTGAAATATCGGTTTTTATTCCAAGTTCTTTCTCCCAAAACTCTAACCCCCAGGTAGAATCATTGACATACCTTTGCTTTAAACAACTTCTCGCAAAATAGCCTACCTTCCACAGTTCAACAGAGTATACATCCTCTATCTCCTTTATTTCCCTTACTTCTTGAAGTACAGGGGGCAATAATTTCAAAAGGTTAATTTTATCTGCTTCTGGTATCTCTTTTGATACTATCTCTTGACCATACAGATTAATGCCATAGTTAGTATTTCCATACAATCCTCATCACCCCTTAAGTTGAGCCCAGGTAACTGGCCCTTTTGCCATATATACAGAATTATGATTGTGGTCTGTATAGGCTAGTTCCTTTGCTGTTCCCCAAGCTGTATCTGATTGAGCTGCTTGATAGTGCCTTATTTTCATTTCAGACTTATCAAAGGCAAGTGCATTAACTTTTCCTCCACTTGCGTCAGTATAAGCATTTAATGCTAGAAAATCTTGATAATCAGAATCTGCGGTTCCATTTAATCCAGCAAGTGAGGTAAAATACAAAGCTGAATAGCCTTTATTAACATTTGTAGGCCTAACATCTCTGTCATCAACAGATCTTGTTCTAGTATGATCATGCCCATCAGCTGTAACAGTAACAGCAATACTTGCATTATTACTTCCATCAAATGTGGCTGATCCTGTAGCCCCACTGGTCAAAGCTATAGTTCTAGCTGTAGCTAGCTTTGCAGCTACCTCAGCTTTATCTACTACCCCATCATTATCTGTGTCATAAATGCTCTTAAGCATATCTCCCAAGGAACTGGCAGAACCTATACAAAATTGCGCTCCTCCCACACCTACATAAAGCTTATGGTTATCAGTTGTGATAGCCAACTCCCCATCCTCAAGAGTTAAACTACCTAGGTTCGCCTCAAGACCTCTTTTTATTTTAATTTTTGTCATAGGCTAGCACCTCTCTTCATATTTGAATCCATATTAAAGCAATAGCTGCTATTGCTCACTCTAAAAAGTTCCGCCATCAACATTTCCAACAGCCAGTCTATTGCTGTTTGCTGCATCATAAACTATGCTCACTCCATCAATGTTTGCTGAGACTCCATTTGCGTCTACTGTTATACCTTTATAAGCCGTAACAGAAACTGTATCAGCAGCAACTGCAATACCGTTACCAGCTCCTACATTCAGCGTTACAGAATCCGCTTGACCTCCACCAGTTAGTCCATTACCAGCAGTTATTGTCTGGAGTGCTCCACCAGTTCTTACCCAAGCACCTCCATTCCAGGAATAAACCTTTTGTTCATCATCAACATAAGTTGTCCAACCTACTACTGGAGAATAAAAGTCCCATGCAGCTCCATTCCATTCTGCTATTTGCGTATTCTTATTGACCCATGCGCCAGTTGCAGTTCCAGAGGCTACAATATATCTATCTCCAGCAGTAGGAGAAGCTGGTGGCGTAAGCAAATCCTTATCTTTAACACTTGCCTGTGGCTCAATGTTATGTTTAGCTAGTTCTATTTCATTTTTTATCTTTTGAGCTGACCATAGCTCAGTATTTCCTATGCCACTATCATTTATAATCCTATGTTTTACTGCATCATTTATATGAGCTCTAGCTTCACTAGCAGTTACAGTGTTAGAACCATCAGATATTTTATTGACTTGCCCATTAGTTATCTCTATCTTTTTTACTTTTGCATAGGCAGTTCCGTCATTAATATCATCTATGGTTCCAGTTAAATCAGTCAGCTTTTGAGCATTGATTCTGTACCAGGTAAAACCATCATCATAATATAAATATCCCAGGTTTACTCCTGAGTTAACAAAATAGAATCTTCCTTGTACAGCTGAATTGGGTCTACTAGCATAATCACCTTGCAAGGCTCTCCCAACTATAATATTTTCAGTTCCTGTCCCGATATATACTTCTTTAGTATCCGTACAAAAACCATATTCTCCACATAACAGCGTTCCTCTGCTATCTAACTGTGCTTTTGTTCCTCTTCTGACTTGTATTGTTTGTGACATTTTCTAACCTCCTTACACAAAACTTCCACCATCTAAATTATAGTCTCTAAAATGTACACTTAAGTCTTCCTTATGCTGAGTTAATTCTCTTTTAATTTCTACAATACTTTCTTGAAGCTTATTTATATCCTCTGCTTCAACCATATCTCCTGGAGTCTCATAAGTTATATAAACCTTTTGTAGCTTTGAAAATATCTTAATTATTTTTTTCCAGGGCGCATTACTTGGAGTTGATACAATAAAATTATCTACCTTTTGACCTGTAAGCTTAGCTCCTGACCATACAGAAATAGTAAGTACATTTGCATTATCATGCTCAAGTTCACCTTCATATACACCATTAATCAGTGATACTTCTTCTTCAATTACATAGTTTTTATTATCAACTTTATTTAACTTTTTAATAAAGCCATCAATATTTTCAGGATACATTTAGTACACCCCCAAATCTATATTATCTAGATTTGGAACTTCTTCATCCTTTAACTCCAGGTTTGAAGTAAGTCCATTAAGCTTTAAATCTTCATAATCGATGACCCCAGGAACACTCATCAGTATACTTCCAATACGAGCATAGCTTACAGTGTATTGATTAAAAGCCACAGCCTTTAGGTATTCAGCTAATAAATTACTAAAGCTGTCTTCCACCTGCTTTAAGGTAACACTGCTACTAATTTTTATTTTGCCAGTTATACTTATATCCTTAGAAATAGCACTAACAACTGTAACCGCCACATTTATGGGTCTCATTTCTTCAATATGATTAAAAACCTCATCAATAAGGGCTGAGGTAGCCGGCTGCTTATCTGAATCAACAATAACAATTTTCACCGTTCCAGGACCATTCCACATAGGAATAACCTTGGCATCTCCAACTCCTCCAACTTCTTTAGCCCAAAATAAATAATGATGTTTATTTCCAGAAGTAGACGGGTTTCGTATCTTTTCCACAAACCTACTATATAGACTCTGCTTTGATTCCGTATCCTCGCCAGCAATAAGCAATTCATTTATAGTAGCTTTAGCTAGATCTTTTATATATTCAATTGGAATTAAAGCACCTATTGCAGAGTTTCCTTTTGTTCCTGAAGCTTCACATTGCAGTTTATATGTCCCTGTACTTATTTTTTCAATAGCCTTATAATTCAAGCTATCTATGCTGAATCTTGCTCCAATGGGAACATCCATCAACTCATTTTTTGAATTATAAAATGAAGCTTTTTTAATTGCGTAGGTAGCTTCCTTAAGAGTTATTCCAAATTCGGCAGCTCTTTTTCTGATATATTCAATAGGTGAGCTATCATCCACAAAGGTATAGCTTAAAAATCTGTCCATATCTGAATATATTCTAGCCAATTCTAAAGCTGCTGGCGCCAAAGCATCATATATAATGGAGCCCTCTCTTTTATCTAGATCATCTGAAATCTTATTAAGCATATTTTTTAATATAGCCTCATAGGTATAGTTTTCAAACACTTTTAATCACCTCCTCACTATAAAAGTCTCCTAAATTACTAAAGACAGTGAACCCTACTGTTACACTGTCTTTATCATAATTAAAATTAAAATCATCCACATTGTTTATCCTATCATCTTGCATCAAGGCTTCTTTAAGCAGTCGCTTAAGTTCTGTTTCAAAGATAGCTCTATTGTCTCTATCCACTCTACTTATTTCATTACCATAATTCCAGCTATAAATAATATATTGAAATCTATCCGTATTTAATATTAAGTAAACAGCTTGTTTTATAGCCTCTATACCTTCACATAGGCTTACTATTCTCCCTTTCTCAAAATCTACCTTATAGGTCTTTGAAGGCTTGATTACATCTTTAAGCTGAATATCATAGGATATTCTAGCACCTTCAGGTAATATGCTCACCATCTACACCACCTTATCTAATATAAGATATTTGTCCCCGCCTTGAACTCTTAGAATTACTACAGAATCACCGCTTTTAAGTCCTTCTCTAATTACTATCTTATTTAAGGAAGGAGCTGTGCTTCCACCAGGTATACTATGACTATGAGATAATTCTAGTTCATATCTTGTTAAAGTTTCAGGGATAATAAAAAACTCTTTTGTAAGTATAAGCTTTTGGTCTAGTTTTATTTCTAAGGGCTCAGAACTGATTACTTCAGCAAAAGTAATTTCAACGGGATTACCTGCCCCTACTGCCTGAATACCAGCCTGTTTAATTATATCTATCATGCTCATTTATCTACACCACCTTTAAATCAAAGTCCATAACATGCTGTCCTTTAGCAAACTTATGAGTTGCTTCCTCTATCAAATAAAATTGACTTATTCCTTTTTCCTTTATGTCCACATATACTCCAGCTCCTGCCCTAAGCTTTAAATCATAAGCTATATCTGTACCAAGCACATCTTTAAGCTTTAAGGTTTTTGATTCTCTGTTTTTAAGCTTTAAGGTATTATCAAGCATCTCTGATATTTGAGCTGAATTCATATTATCATCTGCCTTTTGGAAATATTGAAGCCTGCCCCACTTTGAAATACTATTGCTGTCCTCTGCTATATACACATCTCTTCTGTTAGCCTCTTTATTATCTTTAACTATTTTTATTCTATTATAAGTATCTGAATCAATACTATTCTTCCAATCATAGTCCCCTAAATTACTATCATCTGATATTACAGCAGTTTGTCTCATATTGTTTATATTCCTCAAATTCAAAAAACCATAATCGTCATAGAGGGTATAATTTTGAATAGTTGCAGTCAACGTTTTTTCCAAAGCACTATACATTATGTCTAACAGCTTTTTATTATCTTCTAAGAAGGTTGGAATAACATAGCCTGTATCTTCAATTGTACCTACATTTATCCCCAGGTCTTCAGCTATCTTAAGTATGATTTCACTAGCTTTCTTATTTACAAATTTATAAGTATCATTTGAAAGTAAGTATCTAGTTTGATCATAGGCAGTTACATCAATTTCAAGCTTCTTATTACCCCCATTTTCAAATACATATCCATAAAACACCTTATTATCAGCTACAGAAAAGCCTATCACATCACCATTGCTTATACTCACTTCAGCATCCTTAAGCAGCTTAAACTCTAAGCTAGAGGGCTTGCCCTTTCGCTTAGTCTTCCAGGTAACTTCACCAACTATATCGCTTATATCGAACATGTTTCCGTTTTTATTATCTAAAATTAATTGAATCATAAATAACCACCACCTAAGGAATAGTAAAAACTTGTCCAGGATAAATTAAGTCTGGATTTTCTATATTATTTAATTGCGCAATCTCAGGATATCTGCTACCATCCCCAAGATACCTTTTAGCTATGGCCCAAAGAGTATCCCCTTCAACAACAGTATGAGTCTGAGGCTGTGGAGTTTCCACCGGTCTTTCTTCCAGTTGGCTTTCCATAACAGGAGCACTTTCGGGGGTAGGTTGTACTATTATTGCCTTTTTAGCCATATATTTTCTATACAGCTTTAACTCTATAGAATAATATATATCTCCGACTTCTCCTCCCTTTTCTGAAAGCTTAAAGTTTTCAATTGTAAAAAGATCATTAACCTCAAGGGGACCTCCAGTAAAAATAAATCTGATTTTCTGTCTAGCATTTCTCCACGCTCTAATTTTGTTGACATAATACTCTGGTGTAAATAATGGTTTCGGAGCCACGTAAATTTCATCTTTTGCATATACAACCCTCATATATGGTACATAATCCATAGGAAAAAAGCTTTCAAAAGATATTTCCGTTAATTTAGGGATATTTATTGAGTTTATCTCTCCTAGATTAACTACCTCATAGGTCTTGTTATCTCCATTTTCATTTATTTCAAGCTTCTCTGGAAGTACTGGAATAATAAAGCCTTCCTCACCATTGTTAATCCCTAAATACATACTATAAGCCATTAAGCATATACCCCCTCTGCTGAAGCTACAAGTTCATTTTTCATATAATTCTCGATGTTAGAGATTATTTTATTTATGTCAGCTTCTTCCTTAATATCACCAGTTGTAATTTGTACTGACGGTGTTAGTGAAACAAAGTTTTGAATGCTCTCTTGCTCTGCTAAATCCCTTAGGATCTCTAAATGTTCATTTGAAACATCCATCTTATCATTTATGTTTTTAAGATTATCATTTGAATCCTTTAACCCAGCAGCAACATCACTGGAATCTTTCTTTTCATTCCAAAAACCTAAGTCATCATTTTTTAATGCCTGGTTACTTAATGCGTTGGTGCTTAAAGGGTTAAAGTCTTTAAAACTGGCGGCTATACTTGAACCTTTATTATATCCAAATGTGGCAGCCTCCTTGTAATCTATTTGCTCCATCCTTTTAACACTAAAAACATTCTTATCACTTGTAGGTTTATCAAGCTTTGATATTAAATCCTCTATATTTTTAGATAAGTTCACATTGACACCAGGTATAAGATTAACTAAGTTAGTTAATCCTCTAGCTGAATTGCTAATAGTACTCAAAATTGTCATAGCCAAATCATAAAATAACTTTTTTATAGCATAAACCGGATCTATGAATAAATTACCTACGAATTCAGCCAATGAAGCAAATATATTCCACACCATTGCAATATAATTATATATAGTTGCCCCTAATACTCCAAATAAACCTCCTATAAATCCTAGTATCTGTTCAGTTGTAACTCCATATTGCATTAGTACCGATATTAGTAGCATAACTATTCCAACGATTAACAAAACTGGCCAAATACTTACCATCCAAGCAGCAGCCTGAGCCAGCAATGGTGGTATCGTTAACCAAAGTTGTTGTATCATTAATCCTAATAATACACCTACTGTAAATATTAGTATTGGTCCAATGATTGCCCAATTATCCTTAAACACTTGACCTAACCAAATAACAAGATTTACAGCTTCACCCAATCCTTTAGATAAAGCATTAAAGAAAGGCTGAAAGCTACCATTTGAAAAAGCCTGATTTAACCCTGATAAAATAGGAGCCATTATGTCCAACGCACCTTTACCAGCCTGAGCCATGGAGGATTCAAAATTAGATTTCAAATTATCAAGCTGAGCTGAAGGCAACTGATTGTATTCAGTGAGTAGATCCTGCGTAGCTCCTTTCTGATTAAGAATAGTGTTAAATTTATTTATAAAATCATCCATACCCGTTGAAGCTTTTAATACCTTTTCATCAGCATCGCCAAACCCAAAGTCCTCTTGAAGAGCACTAAAATCACCTTTCAAGGCACCTTTTATTGCAGAGCCTGCCGAATCAAAATCTTGCTCCTGCCCAACAAGCGTTAGCCTTTCATTTAAATTTAATAATTTATCAACACTACCAGTATTTTTAGTGATTTGCATAAACTTCTTACTACTACCCGCAAGCTCTTCAAAAGAAAATGCACTTTCATTAGCTTGTTTAACTAGATTATCAAAATATGCTCCTGAGCCTTCATTAGTACCCATAGCAGCTTTAACAGAAAACATCTGCTGCTCAAGCTTCATTGCTCCACCAATTGTAGCTCCTATTAATTGCTTAACTTGATCAAACCCCAAATAGTTGCCAATAAGACCTTTCACTTTTCCAAAAATATTATTCCCCTTATTCGCTGAACTATTAAGGCTTTCCTGAGAATTAATATTATCTCTTATATGCTTTTGAGAGCTATCTATATTCTGCATCATATTTATATAAGCTTTATTAGCCTCATCCACATTTCCTTGGCTCATTGCTTGATTTAAGGCTTTCTGTGCTTGCAAAGCCTTTCCCATAGATTCTCTTAGCTGCTCTATACTTGAGTTTAACTTTGACTCACCCCCACTACTCATTGAATTTCCAAAGTCACGTTTTTTGTCGTTCAGTTTTGATATACTATTTTGTAGATTATTAATTCTGTCACTAGCATTTTTTAAATCCTGTATAACATTAGGAGACATTAAATCAATATTTGTTGAATTTAAACCACTTTGACTTGCTTGTAAACTCTTCATCATACTGTTTAGAGAATTTAACTCTTGTCTCATTCTTTCTGCACCAGTTGAATTAAATACTGCTGGAGCCTCATAACTTTGCCATTTAGGTTTCTCTTGTGTCTTTTGTATGTTATTCCCTGCATTTATTGCTCTATCCTGTTGTCCATTTATACTTTCTTGGAATCCAGGGTTCCCTCCATTTCCTTGTGATACGTTAATAACATCCACTAAAATACTTGCCTGAAGCTTAATGCCATTTCTAACTAAGATAGTTAAATTCCCAATACTTGTTGCCAAATCGATAGCTGACACTGATATCATATCAAACATTTTTATACTTGCCGCTACTGTTGCCATAATCTCACCTCTCTTTCTATCTCTTTGTTTTGCTGGCAGCTTGCTTTTCTTTTTCTACATGCAAATCAATACTTGCATATATAAAGGCTCTTTCCTGCCTGCACATATTTGCAAGAGTGCTTGGAAGAATTTTAAGCTTATGGAGGGCGTAGTGAGCATAAGCTGCCTCACTATCGCCCCCCTTTATTAGTTTTTTGCCTCTTCCATAAGCTCTTGGATGCTCTTATCATATCCATTGATGGTACTCACTATATTTCCCCACTCACTATACTCGCCGTCCCTCATTTTTGTTTTCATAGCAAGCAGCAATTGCTCTGAGCCCATAACTCCCCAAGCTGTTTGTAGCTCAGCATTTTTCAAGTCTGGGTAAGTTGTAGTCTCAATAATTAGATTTGCCATATAGGCATCTTGATCTGTTTCAAATATTTTCTGTCCCTTTACAAAGGTAACTTTCCTGCACTTCTTTCTTATCTCGTCACCTACATTAGCACCTATGGCCTTAAACCTCATTTTCTTTTTTCTGCCGCCAATAGTTAATTCCTTTTCAACCTCAGCAGCAGCTTCAAAATCTTCCATTAAAAAATCTTCAAATTTACTCATTATGCTTTCCTCCTAAATATTAAAATTAAACTGTTTTAAACTTATCTAATATATCTACATCCTCAAATGTAAAGGCCATATCCTCTTCTAAAGCGTCTGCTCCTGTATCAAAGCTTGCCATTGATACCTCATCAAAGTTACAGCCCTTTAATACTACTGTTTGTTTACCAATAGTTGAGGAAGGGTCTTCATTAGTTACTGTTATATCAAAATAAGTATCCTTTCCTGTTTTCATATACTCTAACATCAATTCTCTAAATAGTGATGTAACGTAGTATACCGTAAGGGTTCCTGTACCTTTCCAGCCCTTCGCCTTATTTTGAGTTCCTCTTCTGCCTAAGGTTTTTATTTCAGCTTTTTCCTTTGCTACCTTACTTTCTAGTTTTTTTGCATAAAATAGCTCCTCATTTCGCCCACCTATAGTAATATAAGCTCTAGCTGCTTGTCCGCTAATAGTATCTCCTGCACTTAAAAATCCCATTATTATTGCACCTCTACTTTCATATATAATTTTTCCATGGAATCAACTGGTTGAACAGCAATCTCGGTTATCACTGCATCCTTATCCACTGCTAAAGAAACCTTCACATCTTCTGCAGTAACATTTTCTAATGCATTAATACCCTGCAAGCTCTCCAATAGCTTAATAACATCTTTCTTAAATAGATTCCTTCCATCTTCGTTATTATTACCCTCACCAGCATATCTCGTATCCCAGAGCTGCCTTACAGCTCTATTTATCCCATCCAATGCTCTCAAGACTCTATTTTTTCTAAAATCTTTACTCTTGTCTTGGGTAAAGCTCTTAAAGGTATTAATATCTTGCTCAATAACAACCCTTCCATTATTTGTAGTAAATATTATCTCTCCATTTTTAAGAGCGGCTTCGATTTCAGAGTTAGTATATCTGATATCCACATCCACAGCTCCATCATAAGCAGCATAAGTATTAGATTGATTTACATTAGCCCCTGCAGTGGCTCCAGCAACATAGGCCACTGCTTTATCTGAAGTTATTTTTGTACCATCACTTAAAATAACTCCATTCTTTACGCTTATTACACCTTCATAATCAGCTTCTTGATAATTTTCAAGAACAACTTGTAGCTTTCTGCCCTCTTGATCTCTTAAGCGTCTTACGAAACTTACAGCAACTGCCTTTAAGTTTTTGTCAGTAGTTGAAATCCCCATTGTATCAAACTCATAAAGTTCTATAGCTGTTAGATACTCAGTGTAATTTTCATTAGTAACCACACCATCAGTTCCACCAGTAAGCCCTATTCCAGCAGTAGCTTGTAAGGCTCCTGCTCCAGTAAACACAACATAGGAATTAGCCTTTAAATCCTCTATGTTTTTCATAGCAACCTGCTTATCAACTTGAATATTTCCTAGCATTGTTATAACATCGAAGGAAGTTCCATCCTCTATATTAGTTTGGATGATTATCTTAATATTATTTCCAACTGTTCCACTGTATTTTGCTTCAACTTTCATGTTTTCTATTGTTGCAGCGGCTTTTATTCCCTCATTAACTCTATAGATTAAAACCTTGCTTGCTCTCTTTAAAGCTTCCTTAATAGGTAGTGCAGCACTATCTTCAAAGTTAATCCCTATGAGTTGAAATAAGTCACTATCAATACTTACTTCTATTACCTTCTTCTCAGGACCAAAAGGTAAAATTAAAGGTAATGCTACCACACCTCGTTCACCTTTTATTGCTGCCTCTTTATTTTTTGATACAAAATTTATATACGCTCCTGGTCTTACTTTGTTTTGTCTTGCCCATGTTCCTCCAGCCATCTTATATTACCTTCCTTTCATTAAAACTTTTTATCAATTCTTTGGCATCCTCTAAACTATACAGCGCCTCACTATTAAGCAATGCCTCAAGAATATGTTTTTCAATTACTGAAAATTTACTTGAAGTAATTATTTGCTCTTTAGTGAACACTTTTTCTTTTGTATTACTTTTCTTAGCCTCTTTTTTATCTGCCATTTTTACACCAACCTTCATTATTATTTTGACTATCTTTTAATAAGTTTCCTTTTTAAAACATGTCTCTCTTTTCATGTGATTTTTCTAGTGGTACCACTTTTAATTCTTTCAGTTTATACTCGTAAATACTAAAAAGAGTATAAAAAAATAAGCCTTAGGGTTAAGACTTATTTCTTACTTTAATAAGAACTTAAATAAAAAAAGCACTTGGGCTTAACCAAATGCTTTATCCTTTATTTAATTTTCTATGATATTATATTAGCATGAATTTTTGATACATAGTGTATACAAAAT